GAGGAGCTTGGACTAGAACCGTTAGGGGATGAAGCAACAGTAGAGCAAGAATTAAAATTAAGCAAAGTAGGAATGATAGATGGGCAGCCTGTATTCAGCACAATAGCTGAAGCAGAAGCACAAGCAAAAATTAAAGGATGTGAAGGGTATCATGAGCATGAATTAGAAGGCAAGACAGTCTACATGGCTTGTGATGGACATGAGGAGGCTACTAACTTAGCTGAGTGTGATTGTGAAAAGCAAAAAGATAAATGTGACTGCGAAAAGACAGAGTTGTCAAAAGAAGCAAAAACAGAATTAGAGAGCTTCATTGATCAGTATGGAGAGGACATTCCAGAAGGTTGGGAATTAATAGATGATGAAATAGTAGATGGAGAACACCAAGACTTTGATTTTGAAACTGAATTAAATAAAATTGCAAATCAAGAGCCTTTAGAATTAGCATCAACAGGAACTGCTAGACCAAACGCTAGAAGTAGTCAAGATGGAACTAATAAAGAGGATAACGAATTTTACAAAGTAAGATATGTTTACACTAAAGACAATTTTTTAAGTCAAGAAGGTTCAACTAGAGATTTTTGCAAGTTAATGTCATCAGCGAATAAAGTTTACAGAAAAGAGGATATTATTCAGATGGGAGATAGAGCTGTTAATCCAGGCTGGGGACCTAGAGGTGCTGCTACTTATTCTATATGGCTATACAAGGGCGGTGGCAACTGCCATCATTTTTGGTTAAGACAGATTTACAAAACTTCTTTAAGAGGCGCGAAAAGCAAGATAAAACCAAGTGAAGCAATATCTTACACTAAAGCATTATCAGAAGGTTTTACAGCAGAAAGAAATGACAATTTAGTGGCAAGACCACCAAAAAGGATGAAAAATAACGGATTTTTAGAACCAAGATAAATTATGGCATACGTATTATTTATATCAGAACAGAAGCTTAAAGACAGCACAGCAATAAATCTAAACGTAGATGTGGATTTATTACTCCCGTTTGTACGTGAAGCACAGAAGCTGTATGTTGAAACAGTATTAGGAACCGATCTGACTCAAAAGATCAAAGACTTAATTACAGCAGGAACTATTGGCAATGTAGGGAATGAAGCCTATAAGACTTTAGTTGATGAATACGTTGGCGACATGCTACCAGGATATTCTCTTTATCACGCTTTTCCGTACCTTCGTTTTCGTGTGGAAAATGGTGGAGTTTTCACTCACGATTCTGAAACTGGAACAGCACTTAGCACAGAAGAAGCTCAACATTTTAGAGAGGAAGTCCTTAACACAGCTTCTTATTACAGAGAAAGGCTAATAGACTACATAAGAAACAACATATCAAGTTTTCCAGAATACTCGACCAATTCTGGTGCAGATGTTAGTCCAACTACTGAAAATTACTATGCAGGGATGAACCTAGAAAGACCAGAACAGGGAACTGAATTAACATTACGTGACTTTTTAAGCGCAGGAGATTAATGAAAAAACATTACAAAACTAAAACAACAAACATAATTAAGCTGAAGTCTTACTTAGAGACTAAGCCTAAATCAAATAAAAATGACAGATCTAAAAGACACTCTACAAGTAGGAATAGCTAACGGATCAGCTATTGGCTTTAGTATTACTGATTGCAACGAAGTTTTAACTCTTGTATCTTTAATATTAGCAATAGCCTTTACTGTTTACAAATTTGTTAAATTTAATAAAGATGCCTAAGAAACGTAAGCTGAACAGCACAAATCCTAAGTACAACAAAAATCTAAAGGATGAACCTAAAATGCGTAAAGAACTTCTTAAAGAAGTTAAAGGGTGTAAAATCTATAAATCATACTACATCTAGTTTGAGCCAAGCAAATATCCTTATTATTAGAAAGACATTTACTGATGAATCTACGATTGGTGAATTGTTTTTAAATGGTGAAAAGATGTGTGATACTTTAGAGCTGCCTTATAAAGATAATCAAAGAAGTATTTCTTGCATACCAGCAGGAGAATACTCAGCAAGATTAAGATACCCAAGAGAAAGTGGAAGTAGAGATTACTTGCACATATTAGTAAAAGATGTACCAAATAGAGATTATATACTTTTTCACAGAGGTAATACAGCTAAAGATTCAAGGGGCTGCATCCTAGTAGGATTAAAAAGTCAACAAGACATTGTTTATAATTCAACTTTAGCTTTAGATTTATTACTTAAAGAAATCATATATTTGGGAGTCACAGAAATGAATTTAATAATCAAAAATAATTAAGTATGGAATTTTTAGAAAAGTACCTTATCGTGTCAGATGTTTAAATCAAAGAAATTCTGGTACGCAGTTAGTTCAATAGTTGTACCTGCATTAGTAAAGTTTTTAGGAGTAGATGTAGAAACTGCTCAAAACTTATACTACGCACTACTAACTTTAGTTGTCGGTCAAGGAATTGCATACATTGCTAAAAAATAATAGATACAGATTAAAGCCGAATGAAGTTGTGGCAATACAAAAAATGCGAGAATCCGACACTAGGAACATCCTGGTGATCGGTGACTTGCATGAACCCTTTTGCTTAGAAGGTTACTTAGACTTTTGCCTAGAGCAATACGAAACTTATAACTGCAATCAGGTAATATTCATAGGGGACATACTGGATAATCATGCGTTTTCTTACCATGAGCCTGATCCAGATGGTATGTCAGCAGGATTAGAACTAGAAAAGACAATAGAGAAAGTGGCTGAATGGTATAAGGCTTTTCCTGTTGCTGATGTTTGTATTGGTAATCATGACCGTATGGCTTCTAGAAAAGCTATGACAGGCGGCATTCCTGCTTCTTGGTTAAGGTCTTACAATGAAGTCTTAGGAACTCCTGATTGGAACTGGACAGAATCAGTAACTTATGATGATGTGCTTTACGAACATGGCGAAGGTGGTCAAGCACAAACAAAAGCAAAGAACAACCTGATGTCAAGTGTTTGCGGTCATACACATACTGAAGCCTACACTCGCTGGTATGTTGGAAAAAGATTTAGAGTGTTTGGAATGCAAGTAGGTTGCGGAGTTGATTCTACTACTTACGCAGCAGCTTACGCTAAAAACTTCAGGAGACAAGCAATAGGATGTGCAGTTGTACTCAATAACGGAACACTACCCATCAATCTATTGATGCCATTATAATGAAAGACAAAATCTCTTGGCAACTTTACTTATTTTACATGCTTATTATAATAGCTATTTTAAGCCTATCCGTATAGCTTCTAAGCCACTTTCACTTCTTTTTAATACCTATATACTGTAAGCGTATTACAATCGCTTGTACAGTCCTTTCTTATTGTTTATTACTTTGTTAATAACTTTGTAAACAATTGTGTTAATAATTAAAAAGTTTTGTATCTTTGCTTCGTATTAATCAATAAAAAAGAATTATGAAATTTACAAGTAAAAAAACAGGCAAGTCATTTATAATAAGCGGAAAAGCTGCTGCTGACTTTGTGTTTGCCAAAAATGCAAGAGGGGAATATATTAACTTATTAGAGGAGTACTATATAGATCAACAAGACAATGTTAGTCAAGTTAAGTTTTTCTTAGGCTGTGTTGGTATGAGTCTTTTATTTATAGGATCAGTTTTATTACACATACAATTAAACTACTAAATATGAAACTAGAATGTGATTCGTATTATTTTTACCCTAATGGGGATTATAAAACAACAGGAAAATGGAATAGACAATTCAACTGCTATGAAGCTGACATTGAGCAATATAGTAAGTCTATAAGAATATTTGGAACAAGAAAGCAAATAGATAAAGCTCTTGATGATTATTGTAAAAAGTCAGGGCTTAACTTAGATGAAGCTTTTAACTTTACAGATAAAGATAGATTAAAAGAATACGCTAAGTCTTACAAAGACAAAGCATTAATAATAAATTTAATATAATGGGAACAAAATATTTTGAAAACTTAAAAAAAGAACTACCTTATAAATGGAGAGTACAATCAGTTAAATATGGTAAGGCAACTTGTGTAGCATATATAGATGCAAGAGATTGTATGGACTTGTTAGATAAGGTTGTGGGTGTTGGTAATTGGAAAAAGTCTTACTATTCTGCTGATGGTCTTTTGTTTTGTAGAGTAGAAATATATAATGGCAATGAGTGGGTATGGCAAGATGATACAGGATCGGAAAGTAATGTAGAAAAAGACAAAGGACACGCTTCAGATGCTTTTAAAAGAGCTTGTGTTGGTTTTGGTATTGGTCGTTTTTTATACAGACTTCCTATACAAACACTCCAAGCTAAAAAACATACTAATGGCAGGGAGTACCCTTATTCTCCTGAAAAGGACAAAATAATTTTTGATGGTGAAACTTTGAGCAAATATATAAACTGGAAAATTAAAAATATATAATTATGACTATACCTATAAACAGTATTAATAAACAAGAACCAGATACTCAAGTTAACTCCCTGTTAAAAGAAAATGCAAGGGTTAGGCAAAACAACATGGAGTTAAAGTTGCAAATAATAGAAGCAAGAAAAACAATAAAACAAATCAGAGAATTAATTAAAAAATAAAAAACAATGGAAATTAAAGGAAAACTAAGTAAAAAATTACAAGCTGAAGCAGGAACTTCTAAGGCTGGTAAAACATGGGAGAGTCAAATTTGTATAATAGAAACTGAATCAGACTATAAAAATCAAGTAGCACTTAAATTTATGGGAGATAAGATCAGACTATTAGATAATCTAAAAGAAGGGGATAATGTGATTGCAAATTGCAATGTATATTCAAGAGAATACAAAGGTAGATTTTACAATAATATAGACTGCTGGAGAATAGGGCTTAATAATTCAGAAATTAATCAAGCTGTCAATGATGAATTAAAAGGTAGAATTGAAATGGATATACAAGATCAGAAATTTGTTACAACGGATAACAACGACTTACCATTTTAATATGACTCACGAATTAAACTTCAAAGCATTATGCAGTCTTGCTACCAGAGTAATGGGATTGCCTAATGGTTCTCTAGCGCTTAAAACTAGAAAAAGAAACATACAAGCAGTTAGATCTATTGCAGGATATATAGGATTGACTGAGGAGCATATTCCTAGACATATAGTTGCTAAAGTTTTAAACAGGGATAGGTGTATAACTTACCATTATCAAAGTCATCATAAAAAAAATTTTAAGCATTGTATTATATATAGAACAGCTTTTGACAAAATATATCAGGCGTATAAAGATATTGATGGTAGTAAGAAAATATTTACAGATAAGCATTTTATGAAAAGTCATTTGCTGCAAAATGGTGTTGTTGAAAAGTTAGATTCTGATGTTTTACTAGAAGTAACAAGTGGGCAAACTATTTGTGTAATTAAAACTTCTTATTTTGATTTTTCAAATCAATTAGAAATTGTTAAGTTAGCACTCAAAAATTATCACTTTACAATAAAAATAATTTAATGCAAAAACCAAATTACTACGCAGTTATCCCAGCAGATGTAAGATACAATAAGAATCTATCTCCTAATTCTAAATTGCTCTATGCTGAGATAACTGCTTTATGTAATATGAATGGTAAATGCACAGCATCAACACAATACTTTGCAACTCTTTACAATGTAAGTAAAACATCTATTCAAAACTGGCTAAAGTGTTTAGTGGATAATAAGTTTATAACAAGGACAACTATTTTTAAGGAGGGTACTAAAGAAATATTGTCTAGGCACATAAAATTAATTAAGCAGCCTACACAAAATAAGTTTAGAGATAATACTAATATAAATATAAATAATACTAATCTTACAGATAGTAATAGAAAGGCGCTTTTTAAAAAACCAAGTATTGATGATATTGTAGATTATTGTAAGGAAAGAAATAATAATATAGATGCAGAAGCGTTTATAGATTTTTATGAAAGCAAAGATTGGAAAATAGGAAAGAATAAAATGAAAGACTGGAAAGCTGCAGTAAGGACTTGGGAACGCAGAGAAACAAAGAAACCTAAATCAATGAGCAAGATACACCAGCACTTGCAAAAAAATTTAAACGTAAAAGAAAAACTAAAAAAACAATATGAGATTAATAAAAACAATGTCAGATGAGGATCTGTTAATGTCCTCAGTAGATTTAGTAAGCAAAACATACATAGGTGTAGGGCAGCATAATGTTGATGAGGACACAATAATGGTAATGTCACAAGATTTAGCTAAAGATTTAAAAAGAATGTACAAGAATTTTTATTTTGAGGATGCAGAAAATGCTTTTTATTTAGGATTAAGAGAGCCAACAAAAAGTAATTTTATACATTTTAACATACCTGTCTATATAAGTTGGTTAAGAAAACATAAGGAATTAATATGGGATGCAAGATCAAGAGTAGAAAAAGGAGAAAAACCAGATAGGGTTTTACATTATAGACCAGAGCCAAAATTACTAACATAAAAAAGAGGGTTAAAACTAATATAAAAATTAATTTGTGAGGTTATACTTTGTAAAGGTTATCTCCCTCTTTTTTTTAAAACTTAACAAGATGATTGGATGGGCAATAATAATAGCAGTTTTACTACATATTAACTATAAATTAAAAGAATGAAAACTAAAGAAATTGTAAGAGAATTACTTACCATTAAACCACATTTAAGAGATAATGATAATATGTTGATTGCTGCTTATTGGTGGAAAGAATTAAAGCGAAAAGAAATAGATCCTAATAAAATGAATGGCTTAGAGTTTATGCAGATGTTTGCTAATAACAAACTGACAAACATTAAGACAATAGAAAGAATGCGTAGAAAACTACAAGAGTATTGCCCAGGATTAAGGGGTAAGATATA